TGCACACGTAGTGATGATGCTACAGCGTCCCAATGACCTGTATGGTATTACGGATAGCTATTGCGGTGAAGACCCTGTTGGTCTCATGGCAGTACACATCGAGAAGAACCGTGATGGTTTGCTTGGTATGATACCTTTCGAAACAGACCTATCAACCTTTACGATCAATGAACGCAGTCAAAGTAGTGGTGGTTGATGACAAGGATAAGAAGGGTAATCCCATCAAACGCAGATATATTCTGCAGACGAATGGGGACTGTGCAGTATTCAGAGAGCATCTTCTGGGGGGATACAGGCCTATACCTCTACCTGAGGGCTGTGAAGTACGGTACAAGAAGCCGAAGGATGGTCGCATCCCAATACCTTATCTAAAGTGTAGTAAGAATTTCAAAAAATATGAGTGAACTAGTACTTCCTAAGAAGGTGGTTAAAGCAGCACGCAAATCACCTAAGAACATGATTATCTATGGTCCACCGAAGATCGGTAAGACCACAGCTCTCTCCAAGCTTGAGAACTGTCTCATCATTGACCTAGAGGATGGGTCAGATATGGTGGACGCACTCAAGATCAAAGTCAACTCCCTCGCTGAGTTGGCTGAGGTTGGGAAAGCTATTATTAGCGAGGGGAAACCTTACAAGTACATTGCCATCGACACCATCACACAACTGGAAGTGTGGTGTGAGGAGGAGGCAAAGAAGATGTACCAGGAAACACCCATGGGTAAGAACTTCGATCCGCAGAACAAAGGTCTGTCGGTTCTTAGCTTGCCTCAGGGTGCTGGCTATCTATGGCTTCGTAAGGCTTTCATGAAGTGGTTCCACAGACTCTCGAAGCTTGCTGACCATGTCATCTTTGTCGGACACCTTAAGGATAAGTATCTGACCAAGAATGGTAAAGAAGTCAAGGCTAATGACCTGTCCTTGACCGGTAAGTTGCGTGAGATTACCTGTGCTAGCACCGATGCTATCGGTCTTGTATACAGGGGTGAAGGAGTCACAAAGATTTCGTTTGACTCTACAAACGACGACACAGCAGGCTCTCGCTGTGAGCATCTACGAGGACTTGATGCTGAACTCGAGTGGGGCAAAATTTTTATTGATTAAAAAGATTCACAATGTCTATTGACGCAAGAGTAGATGTGACACCCGATGTCACACAGGAGCAGACACCCCAAACCTTGACAATCTCGCAGCTCGTATCACACATCAAAGAAGATGGTATGAGCCGTGACGAGATCCGTAAGAAGTACGGACTCACGATTGCTGAGGCGAAGGAGATCTTCTCACATCCTAAGTTGAAGGGTATCCGTGTAAAGAAGCATAAGGTTGTACGTGTACAGCTTATTGACGACACAGCAGTAGCACCGGAGAACCAAATTACATTGATGCAGCAGATTGCATCAGATCCACATACTGATAACCAAGACGAAAACAACGACTAATGGCTATTCAATCTAATTCCTCAGACGTACAAGTCTCAGGCGGTGGGGGTATCCCCCTGTTCACTGGTATTGCACCAGTACGTGTCCTTGCAGTCAACCCTAACCTGGGTGAGCTTGCATCAATCGGTGTCAACATGAAGACTGAGCCTAGCTACAGTGTAGACATGGGTGACAAGACTGGTAAGCTTGCATTCTGGGTACACAACGATGAGCACAACTTCAGCACTCGCTTGGAGATTCTCATCGGTAGTGAGCACAGAGCTGCATCTTCTACTGGTAAGTTCCAGATCACGAACAAGTACGGTCAGGTGACTTGGGCTGAGAAGCCTGATTCTTCCCCTGACTGGTTCAAGAATGAGGGTGTACGTCGCATGTACCCAGGCGAGGAGATCTTGATCAACTTCGTCAAGGCATGGGCCAACATCCCCAACGATGGTGAATGCTCATTTGATACTATCGATAACATCATGAAGGGCAACGTCGAAGAGTTGAAGTCTTTGGTTACTTCTCTCAAGGACAACAAGCTCCACGTGATGCTCGGTGTCAAGGACGGCAAGTATCAGCAAGTGTACAATCGCCACTTCGGTCGCTTGAAGCCACGCAGAGACCAGCTCTTTGTCAAGGCTTTGAATGACGAGTACGGTACGTTCAATGCTGAGTACAACTCTGACCTGCAGTTGCAGGCATATGTACCGGAGGTTGTAACACCTAACGAAGCAGAGCCAGCAGCTGAGACAGCTGATGATCTCTGGAGCTAAGTAATTAACGGGGGATCGGTAATAATTTTGAACCTAAATTTAACACCCATGAATCAGTGTTGGTGCAAGATGCTGCTGATCCCCCAATATTACCATGATACAGGCAAGAAGGAGCGAGGACATTCTAACCAAGGACGTATTGCTGTCCAAGGTATCTGAGTATCAGATATTCAAATACTTCTGTACACACTTCAACGATGTGGACAGGAAGTTCAAGAGTGATCTGCGTGAAGACAAGACACCTACAGTTTCTATTACTGCATTCCGTGGACGGTTGTGGTACAAAGACTTTGGGTATCCTGACCACAGCTTTGATTGCTTCGCTTATGTTGGTTACAAATACAATCTTAATTTCTATGAAACTCTTAAGTACATTGATAACTCTTTTGGTCTTGGGCTTTCTACTGGGATACGTGTTGATCGGCCTATACCAAAGGTGGAAAGCAGAAGATTCAAGGAGAAAGGAAAGGCGAACATACAAGTAAGAACCCGTCCTTGGTCTGTAGATGACGATAGATATTGGGGACAGTTCTGTATAGGTAAAAGGATTCTTCGTATATTCGACGTTCAACCTATTTCACATTACTGGATAAATGAACAACGTTTTACGTGCAATACTGTCAGCTATCGTTACCGCTTTGACTGCGGCTATAAAATTTATCGTCCGCTTGAAAGAGATTTTAAATGGAGTTCTAACGTGGGTGTACAATGCCTACAAGGCTATCGCCAACTTCCTGAAAATGGTGGGACTCTATTTCTCACAAGTTCCCTCAAGGATGTCATGTGTATGGCGATCCTTAAGTACCCATCCATTGCTTTACAATCAGAAATGCTTGTGCCAAGTGAAGGTACCATCAAAGAAGCGCAAGCGCGTTTCAAAGAAGTCATAGTCCTTTACGACAACGACTTTGATAACCCTCGCAACCCTGGCCAAACTATGGCTGCAAAGATTTGTAGCAAGTATGGACTTGACAACTTGGTTATTCCTTCTCATTATTGCAGTAAGGATATCTCTGATCTAATAAAGGATCATGGATTAGAAACAGCAAAGGATGTCATCAAGGGGAAGGAGAACAGGCACTCGTACATCAAGGAAGAAAGTACGGAACGCCAAGTCTAAGGAAGTAGACGGAATCAAGTTTAGGTCTCAGCTCGAGGCACACTGCTACAGACAACTCAGAGATGCTGGGATCAAGGCGGACTATGAGAAGAAGAAGTATGTTCTCATGGAAGGCTTTTACTACAGCAACCAGTCCTTCGAGGACAATGGTAAGACTGGGTATCAGGACAAGCAGAAGTACAAAGTACGAGACATCACATACACTCCTGACTTCGTAGACCCACAGGGTCGATGGGTGATAGAGTGTAAAGGCTATGCAAACGAACGCTTCCCACTCAAGTGGAAGATGTTCAAGAAACTGTTAATGGAACAGGACAACCCTCCTGTACTCTTCGTTCCGAGGAACCAGAAACAGAACATTGAAACAGTAAACAAAATTCTAGAACTAATAGCCCCTACAAAATAGGGGCTATTTTATTATGAGCATCAAGACAATTGGTAAGGCAGTGCAGAGCAACTCGGCTGGCTTACAAAAGCGGATCAACAAGTCCGCTGAGAAACTTGTCTTTGACGTTCTTCAATCCTCACAATACTCTACCCCGATACCTTCAACCGTACGTGAGCTGGTGACCAACGCCTGCGATTCACAACGTGAGAAAGAGATTGCGTTGGAGATATTGTCAGGCAAGAAGCAGGTCGAAGACTACTACATCAAACGCGATGACGATCAGTACAAAGATTCCAACTTTAACCCGGAATACTATGATCCTGAGTATCTTTGCCGCGACAACAACAGGGTTGTCATTACGTACAAAGAAAACGATGGTACAGGGTATTGTGATGTTTTTAGCGTTGTTGACTACGGCGTGGGTATTGGCGATTCGAGACTCGAAGGTTACCTCGAACTGGGATTCTCAACCAAGAGAAACACAGCAGAGAACTTTGGAGCCTTTGGACTAGGTGCCAAGGTCCCACTATCTACTGGGGTAGACTTCTACACTGTAGAGACAGCACACAACGGCAAGCTGTTCAAGATGAACTGCTATGCCTACAAGACGGACTTCCTGATTGGGAAGTTCCAGGCTGATGGTCAGATTGCTTTGAGTGATGGGACCACAGTCAATTACATCAATGTAAATTCAAAGAACTTCACGAAGATCTCATTCGGGGTCAAGCGGCACAACCGCACAAAGTTTATTGATGCAGTGCAGGATCAGCTGAACTACATCGACAACGTTGACGTGAAGTACATCTACGAAGATGGTCATGAGATGGATAGGAGTGTTAGGAGTGATGTCCTCTACAACTCTGACAACCTTATCGTCTCAGATACTTGGGCTTGGAGAAGGCCCCACATTGTCATGGTTAAATCCCCAGGAGCCACTACGGGAATCAACTATGGATATGTGGACTTCAAAGAGCTCGAGATGGAAAGCCTATGGGGTGCAGTGGGTATCAAATGCCCAGCACGTCAGGCTTATTTAGATGAGGATGGCAATGAGATCGTAATCCAGGACGGTGTCGAAGTCACTCCTTCGAGGGAAAAAGTTATATGGAATGAGCACACTAAGAACTACATCCAGGCTGCCATTGAGAGAGCATCTCAAGACGCTGCGGATGTGATTGGTGAGCAGTTAAATGAAAGCGACTTTCTTACTTGGATCAAGAAGTGCAGTGAGGTGATCTACAAGAACACCGGCAATGACAGTGTGCTTCGACAGCTAAGTGAGATGTTGGATAAGGAAAATATCAAACCAAAGTTCGGTGATACCGGAATAGTCTTTGCCTCTCCGCAGGGTATCCTCAAAGGCTACAAGGTTCGCAATGTCTCTAGGGTTTGGAAGAATGGAAACTATCAGATTGAACGAGAAGAAGTAGGATGGGGCCAAGTGAATTGGGACAACCTGTACTTCGTCAAAGGCAACCCTTCAGCCTCTAAGGACCTGTACCTTTTGCAGGAGGGAACCCTTACTCTCATTACAGAACATCAACCAACGAATATCTACAACGACCCTAAAGTACAAGCAAAGATTGATGCACTCAATCTCCATCGAGTTGCTAACTGGGAGTTGTTCAAGGATTCGCCCATGGTGAAGTTCGACTATGACGAGATAGAAGTACCAGAAGATTTCGCTTCGAGCCTGGAAAAGAAGGAACAAGAAGAAGGTCTGAAAGGCAGGTACCGCTTGATGACACCAGAAGAAAGACGCAGCTTTGCTAACGAGGTAGTACTCTACACTCTGCGACGTCCGTACGCTGGTGATGAAAGGTGGTGCAACAGCATCTCAGACTGGACATGGGACAAGGTTGAAGCACCACTACAGCTGATTCAGGACACTGACATAGAAACGTACTATGGCACCAGTGAAGATGAAGCCATGCTGAAGTTGGCTGCTACAATCTGCGCCCCTACTGTCCCTGCTTGGAATGATGTGTATCCTAGCATATCTCACTATCACCCGTTCTCTAACACGGATACTAGTATGGCCAATCAGAACCCTGCCTTTACAGAGTTCAAGCCACACCGGTTCCGCAATGATTACAATGGTGAGTGGATAAGCGGGGTAGATGGACCTGCTAGCAAAGTCACAGACATACAGCTGTTCAAAGTATCAGCTACACTGTCTAAGAAGCTTGCAGGGACTAACGCCAAGCACATCAGTGAATTCTTTTCCGTCCTACATGAAAACAAATGGAGTATGCACA